ATTAGTCGTGATGAAATAATAAAAGGCGGCAAAGCCGTTCTAACTATTAGGGAATTATGAGCAAAAAGATTGAATTGAATGATGAACAGCGCTCTGAACTGAAGACGCTTGGTGCTGTATTGAATCAACAACAGTTAGCTGATTACTTTGGTTTCACTAAAGAAACTCTAATACAAATATTTAAGCGTGATAACGAAGCACTCTTAATGTATAAAAAAGGTAAGTCAAGAGCAATAGCTGATATAGCTGGTTCATTGATTAGCAAGGCTCGTGATGGTGATACTGCTTCTGCTATTTTCTACCTTAAAACTCAAGCTGGTTGGCGTGAGGTTTCTCGTGATGAAGTTGAAAACGGTAATTCAGAGATTACTGGTATTAGACTCGTAAGCTGATGCCAGAATCTTACTGGGAAAAGCAAGACAGAATCAAACAACTTCTTGAAAAGATGCGTGAATATGATAAAAGATATAGCAGTTCTACCACACCAAAAAGACTTCATAAACAGCGTTAATCCAACGACTGGATTGGTTGCTGGTTTCGGTGCTGGTAAGTCTTATGCTGGAACATTAAAGACCATCATTAAGAAGCTACAATACCCGAGCGTTAAGGTTGCTTACTACTTACCTAACTATCCATTGATACGTGATATAGCCTTTGAGAAGTTCCCAGAGATGTGTAACGATTTAGGCTTACATTATCAATTGAACAAATCAGATAAAGAGTTAATCATTAAAGACTTTGGAACGATTATCTTTCGTAATATGTCAGAACCAGAGATGATAGTTGGTTACGAGGTTGGTTACTCATTGATAGACGAATGTGATGTTATGCCAAAGCATAAGATGGATAAGGCGTTTAAACAGATTCTAGCACGTAACAGACAGAAGCTTCCAGATGGTAAGCCCAATCAAGTTGATTTAGTGGGTACTCCAGAGGGGTATAGATTCTATTACAATTTGATGGTAGCTAATAAGCCAGATAATTACAGATTGATTAAAGCAAGAACAATGGATAACCCATACTTGCCACCAGACTACATTGAAACATTAAAGGCAACCTATGATGAAAAGCTGTTACAACAATATCTGCTTGGTGAGTTTATTAATGTTAATGGTAGTGCCATTTATCATCAGTTTGACCGTGATGTTCACGTTATACCTAATGTCGGAATTGACCCGTATCTGCCACTCATAATATCGTTTGACTTTAATATCAATCCATATAATGCTATTTACTTGATTCAAGTGATAGATGGTAAGGTAACAGTAGTTGATAATGCTATTATTAAAGGTAAGCCATTAGTTGATTCACTTGATTATTTAAAAGATAAGTTTAGTCATCTTGGTGCTACATTAATGAGTGCTACAATATACGGTGATGCTGCTGGTAAAGCACGTTCACAAGGCACAGCACAGACTAACTACGACTTAATAAAGAACGCTGGATTCCATAAGATGAAGATTAAGACTGCCAACCCTAGAGTTGCTGATAGAATAAATGCTTTGAATTCTATGTTGCGGAATGGTAACGGAGATGTTAATATAGCGATATGTGAAAGGAATCAAGAATTAATCGTTGATTTAGAGCAGATGTCTTATAATGATAAGGGTGAAGTAGACAAGTCAAACCAAGACTTGAGCCACGCAGTAGATAGCGTTGGTTACTATATTGAATATGAACACAGTCTGCATAAGACTGAGGTTAAAAACATTAGAATGAGAGTAGGCTAAATATGATTATTAATAAACACCCAGCGAATGATATTCGTTCACAAAAGATTAACAGCGACACAAACAGACTAAAGAAGTTCAGTTTACGTTATGAGATGTATAACGATAACTATCGTGGTCAAGTAGTTAGTAAGCTTGGTCAAATCTATCGTGCTTTCGCTCAATTAAAGCTGGACGTTCAGATTAACGATAACAACAACATCTACAAACAAGTAGTTAATGCTATCTCTAATGTTTATTCATACGGTGTAGAGCGTAATTTTGATAATGAAGATGTCCAACAGATGTATGATGACTTACGCATTGACAAGACTATGGCACAAGCCAATCGTTATATGAACGCTTTCAATGATGTATTAGTTCAAGTTAGCTGGGATAGTAACAAAGAACAACCAAAGATTATGCTAAGGCTTCCACACTTAACAGAGGTTGAATACAGTCAAGGTGATGTTTATTCAGTTGCTTACTTTGTAGAGATGACTGGTAAAGAGGGCAAGACCGAACGCTGGGCATATTGGACTAATGAAGAACATTACTACATTGATAAAGAAAGCGGCAAAGAAAAGATTGTAGCTGTTGAAGACAATGAAGAAATGATTAACCCATTTGGTGTATTGCCTTTCGTATTCTTACATAATGGTTGGAGAGATGAATCGTTCTGGGACGCCTATACTGGTGATGACTTAACTGGTGGTACTATTGATATGGCTGTTCATTTAACATTCTTGAACCACATCATTAAGACGCAATCATTTAAACAGTTAGTTGGTAAAGGTGATAACGTTGGTGAGTTACTTGGACAAGTATTAGACCCACTATCAATCCTAACATTGACTGGACAGAACACAGAGATTGACGTTCTTGATTTACAGTCTAACTATGAACAATTAAACAAGGTTGCTAAAGACTTAGCTAATGATATTGCTGTTGCTTATGGCGTATCACCTAATCAATTCAGAATGACTGGTCAAGCATCTTCTGGTTTCGCTTTACAGATGGAAAACCTAAAGATGGACAGGTTTACTGTTGAGCAACAATCAGACTTCAAGATGTATGAGAAAGAGTTATTCGGTTTATTAAAGACAGTATCTGAATATTACGGAAAGCCTATGGGTGATGGTGATATGACTATTGACTTTGTAGAACCTAACTACCCAGCTTCACAATCTGAACAATTAGATATTGATGTTAAAGCTATTGACTTAGGTCTAACTTCATCGCACAAAGTATTGATGCGTAATAACCCAGACTTAACAGAAGAAGATGCTCGTATTGATGTAGATGATAATATTAATGCTCGTAACGATATGCTTAACAAGGTTAAATCTGGCGGCTCATTAAATGATACGATGACTGCTCTAGGGTTAAATGCCTAGTCTTGATGCAATCTACAACCAATCTCAAAAAGAGGTTGACGCCTTTATTCTTCAGTTTGAGGGCGAGGTGGAAAAAGTATTTGAACGTGTTAAACGAATCTCACAATCTAAACTTGCTGGACTAAGCCAAGACGATGTTCTCAAGTATGAATTCATCTGGCGTGAGTCTTTACAAGAAGCTGGATATTACGTATTAGTTAATGATTTAATTGATACGCAGTTTGATTCCGTTTACTCTGGAACTATCAAAGCGTTTGATGCTGGTGGATTAAAGACAGCGTTCACAGCACAAGATGCTCAAAAGATACAGATATTGAAACAAATGAAACGTGATTTCTTTATTCGTCTTGGTGATGATGTTGGATTAAGCGTTAAGCGTGAGTTATACAAGTACGCTATATCAGATGCTTCTATTGATACAATGACTACTGGTATTGCTCAAACATTAGAGGGTTCAAACCTTGCTAAGTATTCAAAGACTTATGCTAGAACAGCAGTCCAAGAGTTCCAACAAGAAGTAATTGACTTACGTTCAGCTGATATTGAAGAAGGTGTTTGGATTTACGTTGGTGCTAATGATGGTAGAACTAGAGATTTTTGTCGTAATGTTTTAAAGCGTAACAAGTTCTATGATGATAGTGATAAGAACAGAATACAAAACGACCAAGATAGGTCATACAATTGTAGACATAGGTTCTATAAAATTAGTGAAGAGAGGGCTGAAGAACGTGGGTATGAAAATAACTAAGCAGCCTAAATGGAAAGGTTACATAAAAAAGCTAAAGAACTTAAATAGTGAAATGGCATTAATGTCTAATGATTTAATCTCTGGTATTTACAAAAGAACCGAGGGTGGTTCTGATTACAAGAACAAACCACTAAAACGTTACACAAGAGAGTATGCTAAAAGCAAAGGTCAAACCAAGGTTAGTTTGGTTGATACTGGTGAAATGCTAGGCTCAATGGATTCAAAGAAAACTAAAACAGGTCTGAAGCTATACTTTGGTTCTGGTGATGCTAGTGATAAAGCATACTATCAACATATTAAACAAGGACGTAAGTTTTTCAATCTAGATTTAAAGCAATTAGAGTTTGTAAAAAGGAAACTTGGAAAATTTATTGTCAAAACAAAGAAATAGTGTTATTATTGTTTAACAAATTATAAATATAAAGAGGTAAATGTTATGGCTGACGAGCATATTACGGAAGTAGTCGAAACTCCTAAGACAGAAAATGAGGTGGTTATATCACAGTCTAAACTTGACAGTTTGATTGACAAAGGCTTTAGTAAAGGTGCAAACCGAGCAAAGAATGAGTTAGCTGAACAGTTAGGTGTAGATTCAATTGAACAAGCGAGAGAGTTAATTAACGCTAAAAGAGATGCTGATGATGCCAACAAGTCCGATATGGACAAGGCAGCTGAACTGATTAATACGCTTAATAGTACGATTGAGGGCTTGGAAAGTAACAATAAAGCGATACAGGCTGATATGGCTGTTCAAAAGGTTGTTGCTGAAAACGGTATTAATGATGCTGATTACTTCAAGCATTTGTTATCACAAGTTAGTGGTAATGAAGACTTTGAGCAAGACGCATTTATTAACCAATTAAAAGGTGATAAACCTTACTTGTTTTCTGGAGGTGAAGTTCAACCAAAGAAAGTAGATGCGACTTCTAACCGAGCATCATTAGATGTAGGTGAAAGAGTTAAAGCTGCTAAAACAATGGCTGAACTATACGCACTCCAGAATGAATTATAAATAATATTCTTTAGGAGAATAAAATGGCTACAAATACAAAAGCAGTTCTATCTGATTCAGTAGTAGATTTAATGAATCAAGCAGTTATCGTTTCTGGTAACTCTTATAACAAGGTTGATGCTTACGCTACTATCCGTCAAGACGATATGGCTAACTCAATCTCTTTTACTGTATTTTCAAGAATGTCTGCGGCTACTACGCCTTTGACTGACGGTACAGAAGCTGGTTCAACTACTATGACTGATACTAAAGTATCTTTGACTATGGCTGAATACGGTGCTGTTATCACTTCAACTTCATTAGCTAACATTGCTACTGCTGGTAAAGCTGACTTAGCATCTGCTGAATTAGTTGGTGTTAACTTAGGTGAAACAACTGACCAATTAGGCTTAGGCGTACTTGAAGCTGGTACTAATACTATCGCTGCTGATGCATCTGGTACTTTGGACAACTTAGACTTACGTGAAGCATATACTGCTCTAGCTAACGCTGGTATCGCTAAGTTTGAAGACGGTCGCTATGTAGCTTTCGTTAATCCATCACAAGTATCTGACATCAAAGGTGATTACATTACTATTGCTCAAAATACTGACATCGGTTCAGCTACTTCTGGCATCGTTGGCGCTTTAGAGGGATTCACTATTGTTGAAGACTCTAACGT